CTTTCTACGTATTGTTTGATCGGTTATTTAAGAATCAACAGATATTTTATGGTCCTGGTGTTGAGAGTTACAGGTCATACTGGAACGTGTTTGTGAACAGTAGGCAAGGGATGAAGCAATTTTGTTCAGATGTTAACATTTCTACGGATGAAGAGATTATAGAAGCTTTAAAAGAGTTTGACATTTCGATGCCGTTTTCGGGATATGAAATAAATTCAAAGGTTCGAGGTAAAGTTGAGAGTAAAGATAAAAAATATCACACGGCAAAAACATTTGTAAAGAAACTAGAAGGATTAGAAGAACCGAAACCCGTAATGCCAAACAACGAGAATAAGGAGTCTCCGTGGACTTTCCATCATATTATTCCGTCTAGTGTGTTGTCTAAATTTTATCAGGCGTATTTTGAGTTACTAAAGTTTAAGTCAGATAGATCGCAAAAGAAGTTTAACTGGAATTGGATCGGTTACTGCCTATAAATTAATAGGATCTTCAAGATTGCCATCAGATACAGTTCGTGATCCGATTCTGCCTGAAACAGGTGAAATAAATAATCAAATAGACTTTGTCAGAGCGTGGTACAGATGGCCTCGTGGGTTATTGTTCTATGGTCCTAGTTCTAAAATTAGAACAGATGACCCATCAGAACGTTTCGAAGAGGAGTCTGTCCACATTATCGGCCAACATTATTTTGATAAAGTCAAAGAACTCCACGTAGAACTCGGAAAATTCAACGATGATTATGAAACACAAAGATCGACAGAGCAGGGTAAAGAGACTATGACCCCGGAAGCCCAGAGACTGTACATTCGCCTCGGAACCATTTACACCGAGTACAATAATGGAGAACCAATCGTTGTATTTCCGTTCAATACGCATCAATGGGTCCTTCAAGATGGGAAATGGAAGATTAATACAGAGTTTCCGACAACAGGGATTGTATATGATGCAGTGTCGAATGAGTGGATAGAGAAGACTATAGCGCAAGAAGCAGACAGAGAAGAGCAGATAAGCTTTGATATCGGGAGGAATATGGCGGTGTTGGGTGTGTTGAGTACGATGCAAAAGTATCAGTACGACCATGATGAACTGAGACGCCGAAAGCGGCACCATGTTCACAGACCAATAGTATATGTTGAAGGGCTGTATGATACATGTGCGAGACATAGTGTTAAGAGGGATCAGATTGATAAATGTAACTATTATTTGGGGAATGGGTCGCCGTCGATACTGGCAGTGCCAGCGTGGGGATGGTGTAAAGTGTTTGGTTAAAATGGGTTAATTTTATGAGATTACTCTCATAAAATTAAAATAATTCAGATGTTTCGATTCTATGTTTATCCTCCACACCCTGACGCGGTTTTCATGTAGTTCGAACGATATGCGTTGTTGTAGCTACTGAATTTCCGAAGAGCCTGTTGGTTCTGAGCCATAGCTCGAGTATATTGATTTACGCCACAACTTGGGTTAACATTTGCCCCGAACTGCATACCATAATTACCTGTTATATTATTGACTGCATGAAGATCTGACGATGCTTTCATTTTATCCCACTGTGTCATTGAGAATGGAGGAGTTGCGCCATAGAATGAACCTTGGATACCACCAGCTCCAAGGTTTACATATTCGACGTATTGAGGGCGTTGATAATTTTCAACGAACACTCTATCTTCTGCGCTGTTACATCCAGCGTTTTTAGTGTTAAAAGAATCGGCACACACAGGTCTACCTGCGCTGTCGTATCCGTTCCAAAGCGGACAGACCATGTTGCCAGGGTTCAAAAAGCGATCACTCTGGACTCTGGACGCCCATGCTGGATCAATCTTACATGTTCTAATTGATGATTCAAGACTTACGAATCCTGCCATTTGACTTGTTTTTATTATATATTATTTTTGTAACATTTTGACTAAATTATTTTTAATTTATGAGAAGTCTCTCATAAATTTTATTAAAATCTCTTTTCTAAAACTTTATCTTTTTCTCAAACTCTTTCGCTGCACTCTTCGTGAAATTCCACAACACCCTTCACGGCTCTTCCTTGATTGTATGTTAAATTAATAGGTTATTTGAACCTAAGAAGGTGGGGGTGTTTCACCCCCCACCTCATTACTCAACTTTTTCAAATCTTTCTTATGTTTACCTTTTACATGTTCTTGTAAGGTTAATTAACTGTTGCAACATATTTTATTTTAAATTGTATTTTAGATGTGTTAAATCAATTATTTCAAAACGATTCTGACCAAAACTTAAAAATTAAAAAAAATTTCCTCGCAAACAAAAAACAATGACAGCTGTCGGATCAAATATTACTAGCGGTTTCATCGATCTTGCCACTTTCGATGAGATTGAGAAATATCAATATGGCTCAGATCAAGCGTTTGCATATTTTGTGCGAGAAACAAGAAAAAGTACATGGTTTACACAAGTTCCCGTAATCCTTTCAAGATCATCAGGTCAATCCGGATTTGATCAGGAATGGTCTGTTTCCATTTCACGTGCTGGCGATTATCTCATTTCATCATGGTTGCGTCTGCAGATACCTGTCGTAACTCTTCTGCCTGGTAACAAGTATCAAGCGGATGGTAGGATTCGGTGGTCTCGAAACTTTATGCACAATTTAATCAGAGAATGTGCCATCTCATTCAACGATTTAGTTGCTGAACGATTTGATAATTACTTCCTCGACTTCTGGGCAGCATTTACAACTCCTGCAAGTAAACAAGTAGGATATAACAATATGATTGGAAACCTCGATAGTTTGATTGCCCCACATGCGCCTGGTGTACCCACTGCAAGCAGATTCTTAAATCTTCCACTTCCTTTCTTCTATTCACGTGACACTGGAGTAGCCCTTCCTACTGCAGCCCTTCCATATAATGAAATGAGAATTTCATTCAGTTTCCGCAACTGGACCGATTTATTAGTACTTGAAAATTCGGTACCTATTGCTAACATATCACCATATTCAGTTCCAGTTGTCGGATCAGATATCTCTGCCGCACCCGAACTTACAAATGTTCAGGTCTGGTCGAATTACGCGATCGTGAGTAATGAGGAACGTAAACGTATGGCGTGTGCGCCTCGCGATATCTTGGTTGAACAGGTTCAAACAGCTCCTCGTCAAATCTTCTCACCTGGTGTGAATCAAAATCCTACATATGACATTCGTTTCTCTCATTCAATTAAACTTTTGACGTTTGCTGTCCGAAATACCACCACGTCTAACATTCTGAGTAACTACACAACCAGTTCCCCTCTTCCAGGTCCAAATATTGACATCTTGGAACCTCCCACAACAACCGATCCTGTCGGACAGGTCACCCTCACTTATGAAAACACTAACCGACTTAACTTGATGGGCGCAGACTTCTTCTCACTTGTTGAACCATGGTACAAAGCCCCTACCATCCCGGAGCTTACAGGGTTCCACATGTATTCGTACTCGTTGGCATTCTATAACGTTGATCCTCTGGGTTCAACAAACTTTGGTAAACTTACAAACGTCAGCATCTCTCCCGTTGCCTCACCTCAATCGGTTATTGCAGCTGCGGGCGATGGAGTCCTGGGAACGGGGCAAGATTATCCGCAGACTTTCGAATTCGTTATTATTGGGGTCAATACCAATATTATCAGAATCTCTGGTGGTGCTCTAGGTTTTCCTGTTTTGTAAGGGGGGGGTTGGGGTTGGGGTTGGGGTTGGGGTTTGTTACCCAAGTCCGATTTCCTATGTCTCGTTTTTACTTCTTCGCGTATGTTTCAATTTTATGACAATTGTCATAAAATTCAGTCAGAATAAAATATTCAAAGTATTTGTTCTCCTAGTATGAAGTCACCCAAAAGCTTAAAAACTTCTCCCTTGATAATCTCAACGACATATGCAATTTTCTTACTAGTATATATTCGAAGTTCAAATGTGTAATCTTCTGACACGCAAAGACCTTTATACATAGTCTTTAAAGGGTCTCTGTTATAAGTCCAGATTGATTTAACCTCTATAATTCTGTTGTCTTCAGGACAATAAATATCGGGGTAGTATAGATGTGTTTTCCCGTCGCTGTACATATACTCAAAAAATGGTATTTCTTCACATTCACCAGCATATATAATACCAATATTTTCTCTTTTCATGATGTCGTCTAAAGCTCTGTCTTCATATCCTAGAACCATAAACGTTTTATCGTTCATAATGTAAGGTTTCCGAGTATAAGAACTCGAGCAAGCTTTTCTAAACAATATTGGACATTGCATAGCGTGTTCAGCTCCATATTTTTCCATCATCTGTCTTTTGCATTCTTCAGATTGGACAAAGTATTCAGCTCCATATTTTTCCATCATCTGTCTTTTGCATTCTTC